TCAGGATGAAGCGCCATCTCTCTATATCTTTTGATTAAATCAAATTCAGTTCTATAAACACCTTCTATATCAACATATTGCCCAAAAAAACCACTACTCAAATAATGGTCATTCCCGTCCTCTTGATTAGGAGGAACGGGAGAGACCGCAGTTTGAGATAGTGGTTCAGTGTCCTCTATCGAGAACCCAAATAACTTAGCCATAATTTATTAACTTAACTTTCTTACTATTTAGTTAGCCGTCAGGACTACCTTCACCAGCAAGATTAAGTGATTGAACTGCAAATTCTACAGTAAACTCCTCTATAGTATCACCTGTATCGTAAGATAAGTCAATAGCTGATACACTTATTGGAAATACTTCAACAAATTCATACTCTTTTAATACTACATTACGTTCTCCAGAACTATTTGTACTAGCCTTAGTAGAACCTCTACCAAGTTGGAATACTTTAGCATTAGTCATGTAAGACTCTGGATTTGTAGCACCAATATTAGTACTTAAATCAGCAATCTGTTGTGTCCAGTTTTCAAATGCATTTCTTAATAGAAAATCCTCATCGTTAATAACTGTAACAGACCAGTTATCAATTGTTCTGTCTCCAGCAACTTTAAAAATACGACCCCTAAATGGGATGTCAATTGCTGCTATATTTTGAGCTGGTAAAGCCGTTGCCTTACACATAAACCTAAAAGTTTCTGCATCCCAACCTGTAACTCCTTCAGGTAGAGTAGTTAACTCTACCTCAAACAGATTGGGCCTTGCACCACCACCGACGAGTGCCGATTTAAAATCAGATATACTTTTGTTTGTCCTAGTTTGAGCCATTTGTGGTTATCCTCCTGATGTTATTTAGAGATGAAAGTTAAACTCGACCTGCTACTTCTTCAAAGCTAATACCAGTTCTGGTAGCAACGAAGGTTAGGGTGATGTAGTTGATGGACTTGGCAGGCTTCAGGAAGATGTCTGCTCTGAACTCATTATTATCAATAACATCAGGAGTGTTATTTGTAGTATCACAAACAACGAGGAATCCATAAAGTCCTCTCTTTGCCTGAATATCACGTAGATATGGTTCCACAATATTGCGGAAGTTTGCTCTTGTTAACTCATCGTTGAGTTCAAATAGTTGAGCTTGTGCTGCTCTTTCAAGTGCTTGCTCAATTGTAAGGAACAGACGACGAACGTTAATGCGATCAAATGCTGATGCATATCCAAGAGCAGTTTTGTCACCGAATAGAAGTGTTCCGATACCAGGTGTGGTAATAAAGGAGTTAATTCTATTTGGATATAATTTATCTCTTTGTGCTTTAGATGGGTTATATGCAAGTTTAATTGCATTATTAATAACACCACGTTGCTGACCTGCAGGTGAGAACCAAGGATAAGCAACTAGATTTGTACGACACATTAAACCAGCAACGTCTCCATTACATGGAACATAACGGAATGCGTCATTAAATCTATCATACATGTACTTATAACCACTATCGAATACACCATAAGATGATGATGAAAGTGGACTAAAGAAGTTAATTACATTAGTGGTTTGAGTTTCAGTATTAGTAACATTAACCACGTTTGCTCTATGTGGACTGATTGTTGCCATACAATCCATTCTTTCTCCAGCAAGTGATATCAATTGATTTGCTTTTGCTTGAGAATCAGATTCTACTGAACAACCTGGACCCATAATTAAGTAATCAACTTCAATTTCATCCTTATTGCTAAACAATCTGTAGGATGTCATTAGATCGGCTAATGTAGCCTTCATTCCACCTTTTGTTTCACCAGATGGGATTGAACCATAGTCTTGACCACCAGATAATTCATATGCTATGTTACCCAATACTGAGTAAGTAACACCTTGTGCATCTAGACCCCATAAACCATCTCCAGTTGTAACCGCAGTACATGCAGTAGAGAATCCAGAAGAAGTTGGTGTAGTTCCCCAATTAGTATCTTTTGCATTAGATGGGTTAATACCTGCGTAGATATTTTGAGAATTTAATGCAATGAAATCCTTATAGTATACCTTAGTTGGTGGATTAACTGCAGAAACTGTATCCTTTGCCTTAGAAAGGTTTAGATGTTTCTCAATAATATTTCCTTTAATTCCTGTTACTCTTCCTTCATCATCAACAACGACAACGTGGATACCATCATTTTTACCATTCCTCTCACTAACAAAGTTACTAGTGGTTGGTCTAGGTGCTAGGGTCTTCCAATAAGTTGTTGAGTTCTTAAGATTTAAGGTTTGCTCATCATACCAGTCTTTAACAGATGCTGGAGTATATGCTGCATTAACAGAGTGTCCTGTAGTAACTCCTGAATTGTTGAGGAATTGAACAGCAGATGATGTTGTATATGCTGCTATACTATTTCCTTCAGCATAATCGATTGGGAAGTACGATGTAATACCACCAATTACCGACATTCTATCAGTAATCTTAACATCAATTGTTGAATTAGAGTTAGTTGAGTCTGTACTTACACCAGTAATAATTCCTTTAAGGAATCCAGTAAATCCACCTGTGGTTCCAATTCCTGGAATAATTGCTCCATCTATATTTGCAGTAACAGCAAATCCAACAGTAGCACCAGCAAGTGCTAAGTTATTAGTGCTAATACCAATTCTTTGATCTGCAAAGTCATCTATAGTACAAACTTTAAGTGTGTTAGACCAAGTTCCTGGATTCTTTGCTGCATAGTTAAATGTTGCATCACTTTGATGATTGTTAAGATAATCATCGTAGTTATAAATTTGAAGAACAGCAGTAGAAGCAACACCAACACCTGCGTTTGCGTTGTTAAGATTACTACCTGCAGTTCTAACTACCTTAAGAACACCACCATATGAAAGGAAGGATGATGCTGTCATCCAGTATTCATACTGTGCATCTGTTCCAATTGGCTTACCAAAAGTATTAACAAGATCTTCTTCTGTTGTAATATCAATGGGTTCATCAACAGGTCCAATTTCAAACGGTCCAGCAATTGCACCGATATTATCTAATACATTATCTGCTCTTCCTATGGTTAAATCAACCTCCCTTACCAGTACTCCAGGAGATAATTGAGGAGTGGCCATGTTTTTCTCCGATGTCTCAGTTTATCTGAAAATATTTATTCAAAAGTTTATTTTCAGCGGGGAAACATGGAGTGAACACTACCAATCTGGATATGACCAATCACTAAATGGTTTCTTTTTTCTCCTATCTACAATCCTTCTTATAGTGCATATCTTACATTCATAAGAATAAGAGGATGGAACTGCCCCTCTACTTTTTCTTGTTCTATAAAAACCATCTACGAGATTTTTAATCTCCCCACAAGTTCTACATTTTCTATCTACAAGCAACAGATGTCCTAATTTAAGTTGCTTGTCAAATTCCATTACCGATATTCCCAGTTGTAAGATCTGTCACCATACTCATCCGCATTCCAAGAAGCAGGAGAAGCAGATGTATCCATTGACCCATTATCTATAAACCATCTATCACCCTCACTATCAACAAAATTATCTTCATCAGTTCCATCTACAATAAAACCAAATGGAGCCATGTCTTGCTCTAATTGATTCTTCTGCTCTTCATACAATCTCTTTCTTACATCTTGATCTGTAAGTTCCTTAAAGTAATCACTTTGAACCAACCAACCAAATATAACCAAACACATGGCAAGGTCATCATTACATCCCTCTTCTGCCTCAAATGAATTACTCTTCTGAATGAAGGTAGTTAATTCAGATATAATTTCATAATCTTTGAATATTAATTTGTCTGCTTCAATAAGAGATTTTAAATTAAGAGAACCAATCTTCTTAACTGTCTTGGACATTTTAACTCCAAGTTGTGTCTTCTTACCAGAGAAACCTTGACCTACAACTTGACCTGCCCTACCTCTCATAGAACACATCAGTAAGTTTTCATATTCAAGATCAAAGTTTAGAATAGATGCTACCTGATCTCCAATATCATTTACCTCACACATTATAAATGCATTATTATAATTCTTTGCTATTTCCCAAATTACATTAGGGAATATCATAGGTTTAATTTCATTATTCCTATACTTACCCACAA